TGCAGAATCGGTGGTTGCTAGAATTGAAGCAGAGCAAGAAAGAGATGCTATGACTGTTGATGTTCGTTCTAAGTGGGTTGATGTTGCTCACAGAATCAAGGCGCAGATTGAGGGCGGCACGGTTGAGCCTCGCACTAAGCCTGAGCCTGAGCAGCGTGTCAATGTCACAGATTTTGAGATTCGTGAAACACCTGCTGGCATGACCTTCACCGGTTACGCTGCCGTGTTCAACAGCGACAGTGTGCCGTTGCCGTTCATTGAGCGCATCGCACCTGGTGCTTTCAAGCGTTCTTTGCAGTCACGCAACGAGGTCAAGTTGTTGTGGAATCACGATGCTGGTGAGCCTTTGGCTTCGGTTCGTGGTGGCACTTTGAAACTGACTGAGGATGAGCGTGGCTTGAAGGTCGAAGCGACCCTGGCTAACACAACTCGTGGCCGCGATGTCAGCGAACTAATCCGTTCTAAGACCGTGGACAGCATGAGCTTTGGCTTCTCGGTTATCAAGGATTCTTGGTCGGGCGATGTGCGAACCTTACAAGCCGTGCGTTTGTTTGAGGTGAGCATTGTCAGCTCACCAGCCTATGAAGGCACGGCTGGCACAGTGGCAGTCAGATCAACCACCGGCATCGATGCCGACCAGTTGGCTGATGCGCTGATGCGTTTGGAATCGGGCGAAGACCTAGACCCGACACAGGCAACACTCATCACCGATGTTGTGTCGAAACTGACCAAGACCGAAGAAGTGCAAGAAGTTCAGGGTGACATTCTCGCCTTGAAGAAGAAGAAACTAGACCTGCTAATGAAGGAAATCTAATGCCAACAAAAGAAGAATACGAAATTGCAATAAAGGTAATCAACGAGATTGCTGGTTCACCTGACAGCGGCATTATTGCCGAATTGGTGAAGGACATTGCATCGGCATCAGCACCGGCCAAAGAAGTTCGTGTGACTGAGGCAAAAGAAACTCGTTAGATCGCAGTTCTTTTCCCCTGCTGGTTTTCTTACCCTTTACCGGCAGGGGTTTTCTTTTACGCCGTTATATTGCGTTGGCTAAACTTATTCACAGGTTCAGCGTTAGCGCGGCCACCTGTTCTGTGTTATTCACGGCAGACAATTCATCTAACCTAATTGAAAGGAAATCATGTCTGATTTCATCAAGGGTCAGGCTGAAGTTCGCAACAACCTAATCGCACAAATGCGTGAGGTTTTGGATGACGCTGAGAAGCGTGGCGGACTTACTGCTGAGGACTCACAAAAGATTGACCGTATCGAAGCTGACATTGCACAGCGCGATGCTGCTATTGCTACTGCTCAGAAGGTTGCACAGCGTTCAGCTGAGGCCGCTGAGTCTGCTGGTTCGTTTGCACCAGAAGTTGCACCTGCTTCTTCTGAGGCTGATGTTCTTCGCGCGATTGCTCGTGGTGAGGTTCGTTCACACGAGTTCATGCGCGAAACTCGTGCGCCGCTCACACCATCGAGCAACACCGTTCCAACCTCGTTCTATGACCAGGTATTTCAGATTGCAACCCTAGTCGGGCCGATCCTAACCACCTCAGAGGTATTCAACACTGCATCAGGTGAGAACCTAATTCTCCCAACCGTTACTGCAATCAGCACTTCTGGTTCAGTTGCAGCCGCTGGAACTATCTCAGAGTCAAACCCAACCTTCTCATCAATTACTCTTGGCGCAGTCAAGTATGGTGCGATTGTGAACTTGGCTAACGAGTTGGTGACCGATGCTGGTTTCAACATCACCGGTTATGTCGCACAGCAGCTGGGAACTAGCCTCGGTGTGCAGACTAACAGCGCACTGACCGACAAGTTGGTTGCTGCTGCTGGTTCAGTTGTCACTGGTGGCACTGCTGTTTCGGGTGCGTTCACTTACGAGAACCTGATTGACCTCGTTTACGGCATCGCAGATGGCGCGCGCGTTCTTCCAGGCCTCGGCTTCATGATGGCTAAGAGCGGTATTGCTGCGGCTCGTAAGCTGAAGGATGGCGCAGGAAACTACATCTGGCTAGACAACGCAGTAAACGGTCAGCCTGCACAGTTGCTTGGTTACTCGGTTTACGAGAACCCTTCTGTTCCTGCTGTTGCTACTGGTGCGAAGTCTGTTCTATTCGGACACCTTCCATCGTTCAAGGCTCGTGTCGCTGGCGGCGTTCAGGTTGCATCTTCAACCGACTTCAACTTCAACACCGATGTAACCTCATACAGAGGCCTCATCCGCGTTGATGGTGGACTAACCCACGCAACACACATTGGTTACTTCAAGGGTGGCGCAAGCTAATCTCGAAGTTCTAAACTGGAAGACCCTCAGAGCGCGTAGACTCTGGGGGTTTTCCTTTGCCTGTTGTATTCTGTTAGCACCTTCTACGACAGGAATAAAAATGGGTAAGTCTGGGAATCCGGCTAAGGGTAGTTTGCGCGGCATTGTTTCGTGGTTTAGTAATTCGCCAACGGCCACCACGGGATATGGGATGCAGTCGAACCAGGTGTTGAATCGCATGATCCGTGACGGTTTGGATGTTGCTGTGTTGAGCAACTATGGTCGCGAAGGTGTGAACGGCACTTGGCAGAGTGATTACGGTGTTGTGCCTGAGTATGCGCGTGGTGCTGAACCTTATTCGCAGGATGTTACGCCGCTGAATCATTTGCATCATGTGGCCGCCGTAGAGAAGAAAAAGGGCAAGTTGCCAAATGTTTTGGTGACTCTTTACGATGTGTGGATTTTGCGTGGCGATAAGTATGCCGATCTAAACATTGCTTCGTGGACACCGATTGACCACAACCCTGTGCCGCCGTTGGTGTTGGAGTGGTGCAAACGACCTAATGTGACACCGATTGCGATGAGTCGTTGGGGTCAGGCGCAGTTGGCTAAGTATGGTGTTGAGGCTGAGTTTGTGCCTCACGCTGTTGAGCCGGTGTTCAAGCCGACCTTCTATGTTGATAACCAGCCTGTGCGCGAATACATGGGTTTGACGGATGACAACTTTATTGTGGGCATGAACTTTGCGAATAAGGCTTCGGGTGCGATTCACAGGAAGGCTGTGGCTGAGGCGTTTTTGGCGTTCTCTATCTTTGCGAAGGATAAGCCTGATGCTGTGCTGTATTTGCATACCGATATGTTTGGCAGTTTCGGTGGTTGGAAGTTAGACCAGTTGTTGACCAGCTGTGGTTTGCAACGCAGTCAGGTTGTGTTCTGCGATCAGGTGTCTTACCGTTACGGCTATTCGCAGGAACATTTGGCGGCGTTTTATACGGCTATGGATGTTTACCTGGGCATTAGTTATGGGGAAGGTTTTGGGGTTGGCACTGTTGAGGCGCAGGCTTGTGGCACACCGGTTGTTGTGTCGGACATTTGTGCCAGCACGGAGTTGTGTGGCGATGGTTGGCTGATTGAGTGCCAGCCGTTGTGGGATGAGGCGCAGAAGTCTTGGTTTAGTGTGCCGAACATTCCGCAGACTGTGGCGGCGTTGCAAGCTGCTTATGACAGGCCGCGTGGCAAGTCGCAGAAGGCGATTGATTTTGCTGAGGGTTTTGGTGCTGAGAAGGTTTGGCGCGATTACTGGTTGCCGGTGTTGCGTAAAATCTTGAAGTAGTGGCATACTGGGTTTGGCTGCGAGGTAGTGCTGGTGTCTGTAAAGGCCGCCTGCGGCTAGTCGGTAATGACACTAAGGCCGACACCATTCTGAAAGGGTAAGAATGAGCGCAGCACAGAGGGCTATCCGCAGGGATGAAGCCACAGCTAAAAGAGAAGAAATACTGTTGCAACTTGCCAAGATTGCTAACACTCACGATGAGCCGTCTGTCAGATCAACGGCTAACGATTTGGGTCGGGCTTTGGTGGAGTGGATTGATGTGCGTATTACTGCTAAACGGCAGAACACTTGGCAACTGTTTATGGCTAAGGTAAATCAGTTCATCAAAGACCACGCATGATTCCTGTTGTCGGGTTCTGCACTCTCAAACGATTTGACCTGGCAGACCGGCTTCTTGCCAGCATCGATTATCCTGTTGAGCATTTGGTTGTGGTCAACAATTCGGGGTCACGCACCTGGCAACCTAAGAAGCCTGAGCTGGTGAAGAACCTGTGGCACATCGAAGTTCCGTTCGGGCTTGGCTTGGTTGGGGCTTGGAATCTGATTGTGAAGGCCACACCGTATGCGCCATATTGGGTGCTGGTGAATGATGATGCTTGGTTTGAGCCTGAGCAGATGGCGAACATTCCCGATCAGGTTGACACGCAGGCGTTGAACTTTTTGGACATTGTGCCGCAGTGGTCGGGTGTTGTGTTTGGTGAGGGCATGGTTGAGAAGGTTGGTTTGTATGACGAGAATTTTTACCCGCTATATTTTGACGATAACGATTTGGAACGCCGCGTTGATTTGGCTGCCGTAGCAAAGAAAACTATTGCCTGCAAAATGGGTCACGATAACAGTTCTACGCTTCATAGCGGCTTCCAAAATGTGAACTCGGTGTCATACAGCAGGAATCAAAGTTTGTGGGCTGAGAACGCCTCACAAGGCCGTATAACGGCAAATGCGTGGACATTGCAAACAAGAAGGGCAAATCGATGGGATTGAAACGACCAACCGTTTACACTGGCGGCACATTCGACCTGCTACATCCAGGCCACATTGCGTTCTTGGAACGCTGCCACGAAATCGGGGATGTGGTGGTGTCGTTGAACACCGATGAGTTCATTGTCGAATACAAGGGCAAAGCACCGGTGATGACTTACCGTGAACGCGAAGCAACCTTGTTGGGTTGTAAGTGGGTGGCAGCTGTTGTGCCGAACATGGGTGGTGCTGATTCTAAGCCGACCATTGAGCAGGTTCGACCTGATTATGTTGTGGTGGGTAGCGATTGGGCGCGGCGCGATTATTACTATCAGATGAACTTTGACCAGGATTGGTTGGATGAGCGCGGCATCGGTTTGGTATATCTGCCTTACACGGATGGCATCAGCACAACGGCTATAAAGGCACGGCTGACTAACGGCTAAACTAGAAGCATAGATTTTAGGAGTCATTTTGGCCATCACCAATGGATATTGCACACTTGCAGAAATCAAAGCCTCTTTGCGCATACCGTCTGCTGACACAGTAGATGACAGTCTGCTGGAAACTGCTGTTGAGTCGGCTTCGCGCCTGGTTGATGGTTTCGCTGGTCGCAACTTTTACCCGAACGGCACAGCAACCCGATTCTTCACACCAGAAGACACGATTGTTTGCGAGATTGATGACTTGATTTCGTTGAGCAGCCTTGTGGTGTCTGCCGACTTGGATGGTGTGTTTGACCAGACTTGGAACAGCACCGATTACCAGCTTGAACCTTTGAACGGTAGGGCTGATGGTTTGACTGGTTGGCCTGCGACACGGATCAGGGCCGTTGGCGATTATGTGTTTGGCACAAACATTGGTGAGGCAAGTGTGCGCGTGATTGGCACTTGGGGATGGTCTGCCGTTCCTAGCGCAATCAAACAAGCAACCGTTATTCAGAGCAGCCGAATCTTCAAACGCCTTGACTCGCCGTTGGGTGTGTTGTCTGCACCAGACCTCGGCTACATCCGCGTTGGCACAAGACTTGACCCTGATGTTCAGCAGCTCGTTGAACCGTATCGCCTGGCAAGGTTCATGGCGTAATGGCACAGATTAGTGAGCTGCGACAGGGCATCGCAAACAACCTGGCAACCATTAGTGGTTTGCGCACCGGTTCGACTATCCCTGCGAATGTGAATCCACCGTTTGCGATCATTGCACCGGCATCGGTGGACTATCACAAAGCGTTCAAGAACGGCCTGTCAACTTACAACTTCACGGTGACTTTGGTTGTTGGTTTGGCTAGTGAGAGAACGGCACAGAACTCGTTGGATGCTTACTGTTCGCCAACGGGTTCTTCTAGTATTCTCAGGGCAGTAGAATTAGACAAGACACTCGGCAATAAAGCATTTGATTGCATAGTGTCTGGGATGAGAAACTACGGCTCAATTTCACTCGGAGATAACACATATCTGGCAGCTGAGTTTGACTTAGTTGTGCAGGCAGACTAACAAGGAGATTCAATGCCAAAATTCGTGGCAACAGACCACAAGATTACGGTCAACGGAACTAATTTCAGCGACTCGCTGCAATCAGTTGATCTAACCATCCAGGCTGACGAAGTTGACACAACCACTTTCGGTGGTCAGTGGAAGACTGTAACTGGCGGCCTTCGCTCAGGTTCACTAACTCTCAACTTCTATCAGGACTTCGGTGCTGGTTCGGTTGATGCTGTGTTGTGGCCTTTGCTGAACACCAACGCGACTGTGACCATCACACCAACCAGCTCAGCAACTTCGGCAACCAACCCGATTTACACTGCTGTTTGCTTGGTGTCGCAATACCAGCCGTTTGCTTCAACCGTTGGCGACTTGGCGACCCTATCGGTCACCTGGCCAACAAGCGGCACTGTTACTCGCGCAACAGCCTAATTTTTTACCACAACTAAAAAGGAAACCAAATGAAACTCAATCTACGCGCAGAATTTCTTGATGGCAGAACCATTGACCCGATTCCGGTGATCATGCCTGACATGCTGAAATTTGAAGAGAAGTTCAATTTGTCTGTGGCCACTTTGGCTAAGTCTGAGAAACTGACACACATAGTGTTTTTGGCTTGGGCTTCGTTGAGTCGCACTAAGCAGACTGATAAGAGCTTTGAGGATTTCATTGAAACGGTTTCTGCGGTTTCTGCGAGTGAATCCGACCCAAAATAGTTGGGCTTGGCGATGAGTCTGCTCATTGGCTCATCGCCGGCCTTGCTGTTGAAACAGGTATTGCACCAAGTCTGTTGATGCAAGAGTCGCCACGAATGTTGTTTACGATTCAGCGTTATTTGATTCATAAGAATCAGGCGAGGTGAAGATGACCCTGGACTTCGGTTCGGGGTTTTCTTTTGCCTTGTTTGGTGGGCGGTAGAATTGATGGCATGGCTGATGTTGTTGTGAAGTATGTGGGCGTGAACGCCATGATTCAGTCGTTGCAGCAACTTGAACCTGAAACTTACAAGCAGCTGCGCAAAGACATTAGGTTTATTACTGCGCCTGCGGTGTCTGCCGTGAAGTCGAATGTGCCGACAATTTCACCGTTTGCTGGTCGGCGCAAGGATGGTTTTACTCACAGTGGTCGCACAGCTTGGTCGGGTGCTTCGGTGACAACTAACATCACACCGGCGCAACGGTCTAGGGCGTATGGATCAACAACTTCTAACCTGGTTGCTATTTCTGCCACTGGTCAAAACAAGCAGTTCGGTTTTAACATTTTGGACATGGCTGGTCGTGGCACTGGGCGTGGGCGTAATCCTAAGAGCAGGACTAGACCCTATGAATACAAGGGTGGCACTAGGACTCACCGTTTGAATGGCCAGGGTCAGGCAATGATTCAGGCGTTGAACGCTAGGCCATCTAGGTATTTTTATCCGGCGATTGAAAACCAGTTGCCTGAGATTCGCAGGCGCGTTGAAAGAGTTATTGACACGGTGGCTGCGAACATGAATCGCAAGATTGGAAAGATGTAATGGCTGGCAAAATCAAGGCGATTATCGCCGCACAGTTCGAAGATTCTGGTCTAAAAAAGGCGCAGAAGGGTTTTCAGAGTCTAGGTAAGACTATCAAGACTGCGCTTGGCGCTGTTGGTCTTGGTGTCGGTGTTGCCGCGCTGACTGGTCAGTTGAAGGCTGCTGGCAAGGCCGCTGCTGAGGATGCTAAGTCGCAGGGCTTGTTGGCTCAGGCGTTGCGCAACACTGTTGGTGCGACTAACGCTCAGATTGCTTCGGTTGAGCAGTCGATTAGTGGCATGGAATCAATGTCGGCTGTTGCTGATGACAAGATTCGACCAGCATTTGCTCAGTTGGCTCGTGCGACCGGTGATGTAACCAAAGCAACGGAACTGACTAACCTGGCTTTAAATGTGGCTGCTGGCACAGGCCGTGATGTCAATTCTGTTGCGATTGCGTTGGGTCGTGCCTATAACGGCAACACGACTGCACTTGCCAGGTTGGGTGTGAATGTCAAGGGTGTTAGTGATCCGCTTGGTGCGTTGAAGAAGCAGTTTGAGGGTTCAGCAGCTGCCGCGGCGAACCTTGACCCTTATCAGCGTTTGCAGATTGTGTTTGGCAATTTGCAAGAAGACATTGGTGTTGCGCTTCTTCCTTATTTAAACGAGTTGGCTGATTACTTCAATTCACCAGCAGGTCAAAGGGCATTGCAGGAATTTGCCGAAAATGTCGGCACAATGACTGAATCAATTTTTGAGTTGGCTGGAACGATTGTCGAAACCGGCGTTGTTGATTTGTTGACGGAGTTTTTGAGCATTGCTGCAAAGGTGGGCAAACTTGATTTCCAGGGCATCAATAGCCAACTGAATCAAAATGTTTATGAAGGTTGGGTTGAGAAGTATCTCACTAACCGTAAACAGTTTGACATTGACATGGAAGTTCTCATGGAAAATGAGAAAGACTATTATCTGCGCATCAAGAAGTTTGTCGACACTTACATTGCCAATATTGTCAATAATCAAGGTCAGATGGGCAGCATCCGTGCTATTGAAAAGGCTGCTGAGAAGGCGCGCGCGGCCGCTGCTGTGACTGGTGTGACCACTACTGGTGGTTTGTCGGATGCTCAGAAGAAGGCTGCTGCGGCTGCTAAGGCGGCTGCTGATGCGGTGAAGGCTGCGACTAAGACAGCTAATGAGCAGGCTGAGGCCTACATAAAGGCAGCTGAGGCTGCTGCTGACTTTATGTCTGCGACTCGTTCAATGGTTGATGGTTTCCGTGATCTGTTCAAGGTCACACCCGAACTAGGCGCGTTTGAGCAGGCTGCTGTTGATGCGTTTAGCAACATTTTTGACACGATTGATTCGGCGTTGTCTGATGGCCTGATTTTGTCGGGTGCGGCTTCTCAGTTGCGTGAGTATGCGGCCAGTGAGCGGAAGACTTTGCAGGCGATTGCGAAGCAGCGTGATGTGTTGGCTGGCAAGATTGATGTGGCTAGAACCATAACGGCTGGCGTTACTGGTTTGTTGAGCATCACTAATCTGTTGGAAACGACTAGCAAGAGTGTGACTGAAACTGTGCGTTCGATTGTTGGCGGCATTGATGTTGCGGTGACTAAGACTTTTGATGTGGTTGAGTCTGGTGGCCTTGTGGATAACTTCCAAAAGTTGGTTGATAAGACTAAGGCGTTTGCCAAGAACCTGATTCAGTTGAAGAAGTTGGGTTTGAATAAGCAGTTGTTTGCGCAGCTGGTTCAGGCTGGTGCTGATGCTGGTGGGGCTACGGCTGAGGCGATTGTGGCTGGTGGTTCGGACACAATTTCAGCGTTGAATAGCCTTTACAACGAGTTGGCTTTGTCGGCTGGTGACATTGCGGCTAATGCGACTGACACGCTTTATGAGGTGGGTCAGCAGGTTGTGAGCAACGGCTTTATCGAAGGGCTGTTGTCGCAGGAGTCTGATTTGCAGAAGGCTGCACAGACTTTGGCTGATGCGTTTGCCAGCACCTTCACAACTCAGTTGCAGTTGGCTGTGGATGCGGTATTGCCGCAGGGCAGTTCGATGATTGACCAGGTGGCTGCTGTGAACTTGTCTGGTGGCGGTGTGGGTGGTCGTGGCACAGCGTTCAACGCGGCTTCATCGGGTCGCGCCACTATCTTCAATGTGAATGTGTCTGCCGGTGTTGTCACCGATCCGAACGGCCTAGCGCGAACGGTCATTGATTCGGTGAAGAAGTATGAACGCGCCAACGGTTCGGTCTGGGTTGCTGCCTAATGCCAGCTGTTGTTGAGAAGGTTGAGCTTGGTTTTGATGAGAATGGGCCAGGCAACTTCTTTATCTTGGATGACCCTGTTCAGGGTGTTTTAGACAACCCTGGCTATGTGCTTGGTGGTGGGTCGTTCTTCTACGATGTGAGCGCGTATGTGACACAGATCAGTGTGAACCGTGGCAAGAGCCGTGCGCTAGACCGTTACCAGTCGGGTGTTGTGAATGTTCAGTTCAATAACCGGAACAGGTTCTTTGACCCGACTTATGTGGCTTCGCCGTTCTATGGTCAGATTGTGCCTCGCCGCGATGTGCGCATCACTGCCAATAACGAGTTGGTGTTCTTGGGAACGACTGAGGACTGGAATCTTGATTATGCGCCTAATGGTGATTCGACTGCGACTGTTTCGGCTGCTGATGGTTTTGCGTTCTTGGCTGGTCAGACTTTAACGACTGGCACTAACCCTGTTGAGTTGTCGGGTGCGCGTGTGAATCGTGTGTTGGATTCTGCTGGTGTGGCGTGGCCTGCTGGTGCAAGAAGCATTGACACTGGCACTGCGACTTTGCAGGGTGATGCGGTTACACCGGCCGATAATGCTTTGCAGTATTTGCAGCTGATTGAGTCTTCTGAGCCTGGCGAACTGTTTATTGGTAAAGATGGCAAACTTGTGTTCCAAGACCGTAACAAGACCTTCCCATCGGCTGCTGTGCCGTTGTTGACTGATAACGCTTCGGGCATTACTTATTCGCAGGTGCGTGTCGTTTATGGTTCGGAGTTGTTGTTTACACAGTCCGAGGTGAGCCGCAAAGGGTCTTCAACTATTGTGCAGGCCAATGACTTGTCGGCTCAGGCCGATTATGGTGTGCGCACACTGACCCTGGATGGGTTGTTGCAGAACACTGATGCGGCTTTGGTTGAGTTGGCCACATACTATGTGACTTTGTATGCGCAGCCTGAGTATCGTTTTGACCAGGTCGAAATCATCCTGTCGCAGCTGTCTTTGGTTGACCAGAATAAGATTTTGGCTTTGGATTTGGGTTCGGTTGTGCAGGTGCAGTTCACACCTAATGGCATTGCACCGGCCATCACCAAGTTTGCGAGGGTTATTTCCATCGGCCACACGGCTTCGTTGGTTGATCACAAGGTGGTTCTTGGTTTGGGAACGCTAAACGCAACACTATTCCAGTTGGATGATGTGGCGTTTGGTATCCTAGACACAGGAACATTAGCGTTCTAGGAGGATTTTATGGCTGGTGCAGGTTGGCGCACTTTTACATCTGGTGCGGTTCTTACTGCTGCTCAGGTGCAGACTTTTTTGCAAGACCAGGTTGTGCAGGTTTACACAGACAGCGCGGCTAGGTCTTCGGCGTTAGGCACGGCTGTTGGTGCTGGCATGGTGTCGTTTCTAACAACCGGTGGTTTGATGGACTATTACAACGGTTCGGGTTGGACTGGGTTGAATTACACAACCATTTCTAACTCAACCGTTTCGGCTTATACCGTGACAGCTAACGATCACAACAAAACTTTTGTTTCTTCTTCGACAGCTGCGCAGACGATTGTTGTGCCGGACTTGTTTGAGATTGGTGAGCGTTTTGATGTTGTTCGTGATGGTTCTGGCACTGTGAGCATTACTGCTGGAACTGGTGTGACTACTTGGGCTGGTGCTGGAACTGCTGGCACGGCTAAGTCGTTTGCGATGGGAACACAGTATTCGGCGGCTTCGGTTATCAAGGTTGCGGCTAACTCATACCGTGTTATTGGTGCGGTGGCCTAATGGGTCTGTTTCCGCTTGGCCTACTTAGCCAGGGTGGTGGTGCTGCTGCTGGTTCGTTTGAGTTGATTCAAACAGCAAACGGCACAGGGTCTAGCGGCATCATTGATTTCACTTCGATTCCTGCCACCTATAAGCATTTGCAGATTCGTTACACTGCAAAAAATACTTCTGCACTTGCAAACATGAACATCACCTTCAACGGTGTTACTTCGGCTAACTATGCTAGGCATAATGTGAGTGGAAATTCAAACGCTATCGCCGCCGCATCAGCGACATCAGCCAATAACATTTCTTTGCTTAACGCCATTACGGCATCAACGACTGCAAACATGGCCACCGGTGGTGTTATTGACATTCTTGATTATGCGACTGCTAACAAAAATAGGGTTTTGCGCGCAATGTATGGAGTAGTGGACACTTCATCAACAACAAGTTTTATGTATTTGGCATCTGGTTTTCTTAATGCAACAACAGCGGTGAGTAGCATTACTTTGACTGCTTCCGCAAACAACTTTGCAACAATGTCGCGCTTTTCACTTTATGGAATTAAGGGGTAATCATGCCAGCAGGCGTTTCAGCATGGACACCGTTAGCGAATACAACGCTGGCATCATCAGCTAACTCGGTGACCTTTTCTGGCATTTCAGGTGCTTACAGAGATTTGCGATTAGTGTTCAGCGGCGGCATAGGTTCTTCAAATGCTTCTTTTACAATAAACAACGACACAAGTAGCACCTATTACTGGAACACGATTGAAGGCAATGGGTCTGCTAATTCAAGTGCATGGAATGGTAACACCTTTGGATCAATGGCAAACAACTACATTCTTTGGTTTAACACCACTGGCATTTTGGTTACCATAGACATTCTTGACTATGCAACTACCGACAAACACAAAACCATTTTGAGCAGAGGAAACAACACAGCTAGGGCAGTCAACGCTGTGGTAAATCGCTGGCCATCTACTGCTGCCATTACCAGTTTTAAATTTAATGGAAATGCCACTAACTTTACGGCTGGTTCAACTTTTGCGTTGTATGGATTGAGTGCATAATGCAACTAATTAGTTCGATAAGCGTGGGAGTCGGTGGTGCAGCGACCATTGACTTCTCATCAATTCCTGGCACATACACAGACCTGATGCTTGTGTTGTCTGCTCGTGCCACAAGCACAACAGCAACAATTACTGTGTCATTTAACGGATCGGCTGCTTCTTTCACTAACCTTTACTTGGAAGGTAATGGTTCTGCGGTTTCATCAACCACTGGAACAACCCTTATTGGGAACGCTTCAATCAGCACTGACACTGCTTCGACTTTTGGCAACCTGTCAATTTACATTCCAAACTATGCTGGTTCGGCTAACAAGAATTTTAGTGTTGATAATGTTTCAGAGAACAATGCCACAACAGCGTTTCAGCAAATCTTCACTGGTGTTTGGGCAAACAGCGCGGCTATCACTCAGGTCACTTTGAGTTTGGCTAACTTTGCACAGCATTCATCCGCATCTCTTTACGGAATCCTTAAGGGTTCTGGCGGCGCAACCGTTTCATAACAACTAATCAAAGGAATAAAAATGGCACTAATGAAAATTGTGGTCAACTGTGAGACCGGTGTGACCGAAGAAATCGAATTGACAGCTGAAGAAGTTGCAGAAGTAGAAGCTGCACAGGCACAGGCTGTTATTGACCAGGCTGCGCGTGATGCTGAGGCTACTCGCCTAGCTGCGTTGAAGACATCGGCAAAAGCGAAACTTGTTGCTGGTGAGCCTTTAACCACCGAAGAAGCATCACTTCTCATCGGGTAAACTAGACCTGTAAACGCACCGATCTACGCCTCGGTTTTATTTTGAGAGGCCGTAATGGATTCCAACAACGACAAGATTTTGATTCAACTGGTTCGTGACATCGCTGAGGTGAAGGCGATGGTGCAGAACTATGCTGACATTGAGTTGCGTGTGCGTGAGCTTGAAAAGGCTCGTTGGAAGTCTGCCTGGGTGACTGGTCTGTTGTCTGCCGCTATTAGTTCCACTTTTGTTGCTGTTGTTATCAGGTTGGTGATTGTCTAATGTCGTGCGTGTATGAGCCGTTGCGCATGAAGACTCGTGAACGCCGTGACGAGTTGGGCAAGGCCACTATTGGTGACACTGGGAAGCCGCGTAAAAGGCCGCACCGTGGCAACGACTGGGGTGACCGTGCTGGTTCGGCTGGGAAAGACTTTTATGCGGTTCACGCTGGCAAGGTTGTTGCGATTATCAAGACCGGTGAGCTAGGCCACAGCGTGATTGTTGAGCGCATGGGTTGTGTGAACCCTAAGTGCAAGGGTCGTTTCGATGAATACAACCACAGCAACCAGCCGACCAAGTTGAAGGTTGGCGACATGGTGACTCACAACACGGTTTTGAATCAGATGGGTGACATGGGTTCGCCTGGTGCTAATCACCTGCACATGAGTTCGGCGTTTGCCAAAGTGCCACACGAAGCACCTGTGGATAAGTTAGTTGACCTGTTCAAAGACATCGATGCGGCAACGGCTGTCAGGCGCGCTGAAAAGGCTGCTGCAACGGCTTCTAAGCCACTAATTCAGAACCCAGAGGGTCAGTAATGCGTGACAAGATAAAAAGCCGTCTAAACGCCGTAGGTGGCGTTTTAGGGGCTATTGTGTGGCGTGGGTTTGGGCTGTTCCTGTTTATTTTGGGTGGGGCTGCTGGCACTGGTGCTGTTGTGGTGGGTGACTGGGTTGTTGGTGTGCTGATCGCCTGGGTTACGCTCATGT